TTATGCTCCTGTTGAAATTGAGCTTAACTGTGCTTCTGGAGCATCTACTGGCACAAATACCTCTTTAATTTACGCTTCTGTTAATGGTACAGGCGCAGCAACTGTTGATACCAACGGTTATTTGCTAAACCTTGCTGGCGTAACTGTTGCTGGTGCTAAATTAGCCGCTACTGGCACTATTACCAACGTTAATGAGATTACTCATGGATTGCGTGTAAAAATTGCTGGTAGTGATTATTACCTGCTTGCCGCTACTGCTGCTAACTTTAATGCCTAATGGCTACGTTAGATAAAGCGTACCTGTTGGCTTTAAGAAATCAAGCACTTGAGCAACGGCAAAAGTACTTAGATCTTATCCAACAGGCTAACGGAGCAATTGCAATGGTGGACGTATTGTTGACCGAATTAGATCGACAAGACCCACCACCAGAACATAAAGAGGATTAATTATGGGTATGCAATATGATGTAAAACAAGCGCACTTAAACGAAAGTGGGTTCTTTGTTCTTGGACGCAACCGTGTCAAGGCTGTTTCTTTCTTTGGTGGCGGTGGAACTTTAGTTTTATTTGACACAACTTCCGCTCCTGTATCTTCTAGTGTTACTTATGCACAAAGTGGTACAACCGTAACCGTAAGTAAAACATCTCATGGTCTAGTTACAGGTGATGTAGTCGGTATCCACTTTAACGCAAATACAGGCGTATCCGCAACGGACGGCAATTATTCTATTACTAGAGTAGATGCAGATTCGTTTACTTTGACTGACATTAACTCACGCACAATCACAAGCACTGCGGCTTTATATGTTAGCGGAGTTAATCGTTGGTTGCTAACCTATGAAACACACGCAACGGACGAGTTCCAAAACTCTCCTCTTATTCCTGGCGAGGGTGTATTAGCACAAAATGGGATTTATGCGTATATGAACGCTATTGACGCAGCGCAGATTTATTACGGATAAAAAATGTCAGAAACAGTTCAAGCTCAAGGTTCTTTTAATTTAGCTGGTAGGAAGATCATGCTTGGTCTTCCTGCTTACGACTTTAAAGTATCTGTAAAACTAGCTATTGCAATGGCTCAGTTTGCTGTAGAAGCTCCTAAGCACGGAATTGATATTCAGATTTGCAACATTTCTGGATGCTCCGTTGTGTCTCGTGTCAGAAACCTCATTGCTAAAGACTTCCTAGCCTCAGACTGCACAGACTTAATGTTTATTGATTCGGACATTACCTTTAATCCACAAGATATTTTCCGCTTGATGGCTTGGAATATTGACCCCAAAAAGGGTATCGTAGGCGGGGTTCCAGTAGCACGTAAAAAGGGAAGTGTCTATATTTCAACTTTAGAGCAAGATGCCGATGGCGGTATCTATATGAACTCCTACGGTCTAGTTAAAGCTAAACGCATTGCTACTGCCTTTATGTTGATCCGTAAAGACGTATTTGAGACCCTTAGAGACAATCACCCTGAGTGGAAATACCACGATGACCGAGTAGTAGACGGGCATCCAGATAAGTTCTGCTACTCATTCTTTGACTTCAAATCCACCCCAGAAGGCTATGTAGGCGAGGACTATCTTTTCTGTGATCGTGCTACGGCTCATGGTTATGAAGTATGGATTGACCCAACAATTAAGCTAGGTCATTTAGGAATGGAAGAGTTTGCAGGGTCGTTTGGGGAAGAGTATCTCTATCCTCTTATTAGACCTATTGACTCCAAAAAGGATGTTGCATAATGGCTAAGTCTCCTGCTTGGACTCGCAAAGAAGGTAAAAACCCTAGCGGTGGTCTAAACGCTAAAGGTCGTGCTTCTTACAATGCAGCCAATCCTGGCAAGCCTGGACTCAAACGTCCACAGCCAGAAGGTGGCTCAAGACGTGATTCGTTCTGTGCCCGCATGAAAGGTATGAAGCGTAAGTTAACCAGCGCTAAAACCGCTAACGACCCAGATTCACGCATCAACAAGTCATTACGTGCTTGGAACTGCAAAGAAGGCGGATCTGTTCGTGGCGGTGGATGCGAGATTCGTGGCAAGACTAAAGGGAAAATGGTATGAGTGAAAATAAAAAGTCTAATTACTACGGGTACTTAGGCGATACTCCACAACAAAGATTTGATGCTGCTAAGGGTGTATTTGATGCTAATTATGAAGGCGCAAAAAAAGACTATTTAAGAGGTAAGTCTAAAGAAGACCCAAGTATAGAAGACATGTCAAATAGGTTAGGCCAAGGGGACGAAGAAGCAGCTGGTATTTTACAAAAAGCCCACAATAGAACAGATAAAAGACGGGATGCAGTATTTAAATTAAAACGAGATTTAGGAGTAAAAAAAGCCAAGGGTGGTATGGTTAGCTCCGCTTCTAAACGAGCTGATGGTTGTGCTATCAAAGGTAAGACTAAAGGACGGATGGTATGAGCCCTGAGTTTTTAATGTTATGGAACGCAATCCTATCATTAGCGGGGGTAATCGTGGGTCTTTGGGCAAGAGAAAAATCTGCGGAACTAGCTCGTCTTAATATTTTATTAAACAAAACCCGTGAGGAGGTAGCTCGTGATAATGTCACTCAAGCAGAAATTGACAAAATTATGGTCCATATTGACCAACGTTTTAACAAACTTGAAGCAAAAATTGACCAACTTATTCAGAAAGGGTTAGTAGCATGAAAGAGTCCAAAATGACGGTTAAAAAAGAAATTGGTTTTATGAAGAAAAAGGGCGCCCCTAAGTCCATGATTAAACATGAGATGGCAGAAGCTGGCATGAAAAAGGGCGGCATGGCTCATTCAGACGTTTCTAAAGACAAGCCAATGATGAAAAAAGTAGCAGCCAAAGCCGTAAAAGGACACGAAAAGCGTATGCATAGTATGGCTAAAGGTGGTGGCATTGAGATCAAAGGCAAAACCAAAGGCAAAATGATCGCTATGAAAAAAGGCGGTATGGGAAAGTCTTGCTAAATGCCGATTGAGCCTGTAGACCCTTCTAAAAAGACTGGCGGTGATGGGCAGGAGAAATATCCAGCCAAGCCTAAGCACGGTCCTGGAAAGTTTGACGAAATTCTAGAGAAAGCTGAGAAGGCTCAAAAGGCTAGGGATGAAATAAGCAAAATAGCAGGAGAGCAAAAAACAAATGCTGAAGCTACGCGCTCACGTACCTATACCGAAAGACTTCAAGATATGGGTAGATTACCTAAACCTAGTGGCGCAGCTGGGGCAAAAATTGAGCTTGAAAAAGGCATGATGGGTAGTAATATGCCAAAGCCTAAATTAAAAGCTGGCGGCAAAGTAACTGCGTCATCCCGTGCTGATGGTTGTGCTGTACGGGGTAAGACTAAAGGAAAAATAGTATGAAACAGATGATTAAGGATTTAAGTGACAAGGCTAGTAATTATCTAGATACTAAAGGTCTAGCCAATCCTGTCGAAGTTATTAATGAAGAGCTTGGCGGGGAAACTCGTGAAGAGTCTAAAAAACGCCGTGCAAAACAAAAACCAGGAAATGTATTACTAGAGGGTACTGGCGAAGCGCCTAAGAAAATGGCTAAAGGTGGTTCAGCTTCCAAACGTGCGGACGGTTGCGCTATTCGGGGAAAGACGAGAGCATGAGACCAAGTCGTGGCATGGGCGCCATAATGCCCACTAAAATGGGTAAACCTAAGCGTAAGGCTCGCAGGGATGATACCGACTTTACGCAGTATAAAGAGGGTGGTACGGTTAATAAAGCTGGTAACTATACGAAACCTGGTATGCGCAAGGCTTTATTTAACAGTATTAAAGCATCGGCTACTCACGGTACAGCGGCGGGTCAGTGGTCTGCTAGGAAAGCACAACTCTTAGCTAAACGTTATAAAGAAAAAGGTGGAGGGTATAAATAATGGCTCTTAAAGAAGTTCCAAAAGAAAATAGTGGTTTAGCAAAACTACCTGAAGATGTGCGTAATAAAATGGGTTTTGCCAAAAAAGGTGGTTCAGTTAAAAGTAACTGGATTCAATCTGCCATTAAGAAACCCGGTGCCCTAAGAGCATCTATGGGTGTTAAAAAAGGCGAAAAGATTCCCGCTAAAAAATTAGCTGTTGCGGCTAAAAAACCTGGCAAAATGGGTCAACGTGCGAGATTAGCGCAGACTTTGTCAAAGCTAAAAAAATGAAATGGTCAGACAAACGCAAAAAGTCGGTCAACTGCGACAGCCCGAAGGGGTTCTCGGAAAGGGCTCATTGCGCGGGTCGAAAGAAGAAAATGGCGGGGGGTGGCTTAGCCGCATCGCAACGTTCTTTAAAGGCTTGGGGAGACCAGAAATGGACAACCAAGTCAGGGAAGAAGTCGTCCGAGACGGGGGAAAGATACCTGCCAAAAAAAGCAATCGAAGCCCTAAGCCCACAGGAGTACGCAGCAACAACCAAAGCAAAACGAGCAGGAAAAGCACGGGGGCAGCAGTTCGTGCCGCAGCCCAAAAAGGTAAAAGCAAAAGTAAAACCATATAGGAAGATATGAGTACTTCAGGCACAACAGCTTTTAATCTAGATCTTAATAACCTCATTGAAGAGGCTTTTGAGCGTTGTGGTACTGAACTTCGTACAGGTTACGATATGCGGACTGCCCGCAGGTCTTTGAACCTATTGACAGTTGAATGGGCTAACCGTGGTATTAACCTCTGGACTATTGAGCAGGGGCAAGTTGCAATGGTTACTGGGCAAGGGATTTACCCTATTCCAGTCAATACAATTGACCTTTTAGACCATGTAGTACGTCAAAATAATGGCGTTACAAGCAACCAGATTGACATCAATATTACCCGTATCTCTGAGTCTACCTACTCTACTATCCCCAATAAGCTGACTACTGGGCGTCCAATCCAAGTCTGGTTTAATCGCCAATCGGGGCAGTCTAATTCAACCACTGTGACCCTAAACGGCACAATTAATGCTACGGCTACATCTATTACCGTTAGTGACGCCAGCGCCCTTCCTATTGGTGGCTTTGTCAAGATAGACAATGAGACTATCAGTTACGCTAACGTTGTAGGAAACGTGCTTACTAATTGCTATCGTGGTCAGAACGGCACTACAGCTGCAAGCCATACAACAGGCGCAGCTCTTACAGTACAGAACCTTCCGTCCATTAATGTCTGGCCCACGCCTGACGCTGGTGGTGGTCCTTATACCTTTGTGTATTGGAGGTTGCGTAGGATTCAAGATGCTGGGTCTAATGGAACGGTAGAGCCTGATATTCCCTTTCGCCTATTACCTTGTATGGTGGCAGGATTGGCTTTCTATATGGCTCAAAAGCTACCAGACGGACAGGCACGAGTGCAATTTTTAAAGCAAGAATACGAGGAGCAGTGGCTCCTGGCTTCTACGGAGGACAGAGAGAAAGCCGCTTCTAGGTTCGTACCTAGGACGACATTCTATGCCTAATAAATTTAGTAGTGGCAAATTTGCTATTGCCGAATGTGACCGATGTGGTCAGCGGTATAAGTTAAAGGAGCTACGGAAGTTAGTTGTTAAGCAACAGATAAAGAACATTAAGGTTTGCCCTAGTTGTTGGGATCCAGATCAGCCGCAGTTGTCGTTAGGTATGTACCCAGTTGATGACCCACAGGCTGTACGGGAACCACGTCCTGATGTAAGCTATCAAGTATCAGGAAGTAGCGGTTTACAACTGAATGGAAGTAACGATAATACCGAAGAAGGTGTTGGTTTCCCAGAAGGTGGTAGTAGAATATTTCAGTGGGGCTGGAATCCTGTTGGGGGGTCACAAAATGACGGTTTAACCCCGAACAATTTAGCACCAGAGGGTCAGGTAGGAAGTGTAACGGTAACAACAACATAAGGAGTTAAAAATGTTTAAGAAAGACGCAGATGGAATTGCTAAAAAAGGCAAGACCGAAGGAAAAAATTTAGGTGACTCAGGTCCTAAAGTTCTGGGCATGAAAGCTAAACCCAAGATGGGCGGTAAAGACCAAATGGACATGAAAAAGATGGGTCGTGGTTTGGCTAAGGTTAAGAACCAAATGATGCGTAAAGCTGGAAGGGGTCGATAATGGCTCACTATTCTAAAAAAGTAATGGGCAAAGAGGTAGGAGACGCTAAAGTCTATGCTCCTCCCCATACGATGAAGGGTAAGACAATCTCTGCTAAAGG